TGGAACCCTAACCACCGCGACGATCCCGTCGATGCTTTGTTGCGTGGGGAAAAAGCGCCGCCCAACGCTGCTGTTGTTGAGGTCAACTATAAGGATAACCCCTGGTTCCCCGCCGTGCTAAAGGCCGAGATGGAATACGACAGGGGGCGGGATGCTGATAAGTATAACCATGTGTGGCTTGGTGGCTATAGCCAAAATTCAGAGGCGCGGGTTTTCAAGAATTGGACTATAGAAGAGTTTGAGACGCCCGCCGATGCCGTGCATAGATTTGGGGCGGACTGGGGCTTTGCAATAGACCCCACGGTGCTTATTCGCTGTCACATCGTTGGCCGCAAGCTGTACATCGACTATGAGGCCTATCAGGTTGGCTGTGAGATTATGGACACGCCGAGTCTGTTCTTGTCTGTACCAGAGTCTGAAAAATGGCCGATTATTGCTGATAGCGCTAGGCCAGAAACAATTAGCCATATGCGTAAGAATGGATTCCCCAAAATCATGCCAGCAGTCAAAGGTAAGGACTCGCTAAAGGAAGGGATAGAGTTCTTAAAGACTTACGATATAGTAGTCCACCCACGATGCACGCACACCATTGACGAATTAACCATGTACTGTTATAAGACAGACCCATTGACGGGGATTGTATTGCCAGTACTAGAAGACGAACATAACCACGTTATTGACGCTATTCGATATGCGTGCGAAGCTACAAGGCGGATAGCAAAGCAAGCAAATGTAGAATTTGTTCCGCCTGGCCATTATTCAACCAATTTGCATAGAAGGTTTTAAGGGTGGCGTTAGATAAAATTGTTAAGTCTATGCTTGATGACTTTAAGTTATCGTCTGATGCTGAATCCGACAATAGAAATCGCGCCCTGTTTGTTTTAGACTTTATTAGACCAGGCGCTAACCAATTTAGCTCTGACCAAATATCAGCGAGAGGTAATCGCCCGTCGCACAGTTTCAACCAGCTTCCTAAGTTTGGGCGGCAGGTCATTAACGACCAATGGCAGAATTTGCCACAGATAAAGTACATTCCGACGACGGATGCTGATGTTGAAAAGGCCGAACTGTTGGAGGATATGATTCGTGAGGTGCAGTCACAGGGTTGCGCTCAAACTGCATACAAGCTTGCCATTGCCAGCCAGGTGAACATTGGCTGGGCTTACTTTGCTTTTTGCACCGATTATGATAACGACGAAAGCAACGACCAGAATATCTACATCCGCCAGATACCCAACACGTTTCAGGTTTACGATGATCCCGCGTGCCGTGAGCAAGACCGCAGCGATAGGCGTTTCTTGATTGAGATTGAGGACATTCCACGTTCAGAGTTTAATGAAAGATACGAACGCGACTATACTGAAAGCGAATTGAAGTCTATCGGCGATGATTATCCAGCTTGGGCTGAAATGGGCAAAGACCTTGTGCGTGTTGGGCATTATTGGCGCAAGGAATACGACAAAGAGACAGTGTGGTTTAATAAAGAAACTGGCAAAAAAGTAACAGAAAAGCCAAAAGACATTAAAAACTACAACGAGAGGGTAATCAAAAAACCCCGCGTGATGTACTACAAATGCACTGCAAAAGAAAAAATAGAAGAACGCAAATGGTACGGTAAACACATCCCGTTTTGTTTTGTTGAAGGCAACAAGACTATTGTAAACGGCAAAACATACTACACTGGCCTTTATGAGGACATGATTTCGACGCAAATCCTTTATAATTACGCCACCAATACTGCTATTGAGCTTGTTGAATCTGCCCCAATTGCCCCGTTTATTGGCGATATTCGCGCCTTTAAGGGGCTTGAACAGTACTATGACACGGTAAACCAAAAGAACTACTCGTATTTGCCATTTAATGCCATTGACGAAAGTGGCAACCCGATTAACGAGCCTAAACGATCGCAAAACAGTGCGGATTTGTCGTCTGCTGTGGCTTTGATTCAGATGGCCGAGCAGAATTTTTACGGTACTAGCGGCATTTATCCCGCCTCACTTGGTCAGCAAAGCAACGAAAAGTCAGGCAAGGCCATTATGGCACGCCAACGTGAGGGCGACGTTTCTACATCTAATTACTCCGATATGTTTCGCCGAGCGCTAATTTATGGTGGAACCATTTATGAGGATTTAAGAAAATATATTTTGGATGGTAGCCGTGAGGTTAAAGCGCGGAGTGAAGACAATAAAACGCGGGTAGTCAAAATCAATCAACGGTACCAAGACCCAAAAACTGGCAAAACTGTTGAGTATGACATGACTAAGGGTGACATGGGCGTTTCAATTACAACTGGCGCAAGCTACACAACCAAGCGTGAGGAATCGCGGGAATCACAGATTCAGTTGTTCCAAGCTGCACCACAGGCGATGCTGCCAGCCTTGCCAATGATTGTACGCAGTATGGATTGGCCAAATGCCGACAAGACTGCTGATGCGATTGAGAGGGGCTTGCCGCCCGAATTGCGCGACCCCGAACGTCAGGCCGAACAAATGCAGGGCGTTCCCCCCGTTGTGCAGGCACAGTTGCAACAGGCTCAACAGATTATCCAGCAATTAGGTCAGGCATTACAGGAAGCTCAACAGGTTGCGGATGATAAACAAGCCGAGGCGCAGCTTAAAATGGGCGAGCTTGAGGTCAAGGCACAGACCGCTAGAACTACCGCTGAAAAGAATCAGGTTGACGCCGAGATTAAGGCCGCTGAACTGCAATTTGAACGCGAAAAGTTGGGGGCTGAATTGTCACTTGAGGCGCAGCGCCTTGAACTTGAAAAGGTAAAAATCTTAGCTGGGGTTCAAAGTCAAGAAATGAACAGAGCATCTAATTCACAAGAAAGAGATAATACGATGTCAGAAAACATGGAGCCAAGAGAATCCGATGATATAAGTGTGGAATTGCAGGTTCAAGGGTTAGAAGAGCAGCGGCAACATAATGCTATGCTTTTAGAAATGCTAGACGCCATGAAAAACGGGATGGAAAATCTTTCTGCTGGAATCATGGCACCAAAAACGATTGAGATTAAGCGCAACCCCAAAACAATGTTTATTGAGCAAGCAATATCAAAAACGGTTTAGATGCATTTAATTTTGCAAACAATGGTTTAATGTAAAAAAAAAGAAAGATACTAATGGCTGCAATTACTTCGGCACAAACTGGACTTTGGAGTAATACTGCAACGTGGGTGGGTGGCGTTGTTCCAGGTGAATTTGATACCGTGACTATCGCGGTAGGCCACACTGTCACTTTAGACGGAACTTATATTGTTGGTAATGACGCAACGCCAGGCCTGACGTTAAATGGCCGCTTGAAGGCGAGCCGCACAGTTAATAGTCTGCTGACAATCAAAGGCACTGTTGCAAATTCGGCTACGGGCGAATGGGATTGGGGCATTGAAGGAGATACGATCCCCGCGTCGGTGACGGCAGGCGTTCGCGTGAATTATTCGGGGACGATGGCCAACAACAAATACATCGTTGGCCTTGGCACTGCAACGCGAATGAACCTGATTGGCATGCGTGGCGTGGATAAGCGGCGTCACACAAAGACCACGACTGCCGTGGTGGGTGGCAGCACGGTCACGTTCACGGTGACTGACGCAACGGGATGGGCGGTTGGAGACTGGTTGATTTTGAGCGCAGAAACAAACGGTATCAGCAACACCTTAATAGAAAATCGGCAAATCAGCGCAATCAGCGGAAACGACGTAACTGTCTCAACAGCATGGACGAACAGCCGTGCCGCTGGAGCCGTTGTCGCAAACGTCTGGTCAAACGTCTATATCGAACACCACAACGCGACCAACTATTCAGGCTTCACCATCACGCCCCGCACGGGGATGCCAGCAAACAGCGTTGACATCAAAAACGTCAGTTGCCACGGATTAGGTGTTGACGGCACGGAGGGTCGGCAATCAGCGTTCACGGTATTGAGCGCGCCCTACTTCGCAAACTCCACAGCCGTGTTTCGTGATGGCGTTATCTCACGTCTGGTGGTGAGCAACATTCGGCGCGATGGTTCAACGCAGACGGTCGTTAGTGGCAATGGTCTTGGTATTGGGGTTGCAAACAGCGCGGTGGAGTTTGAGTTTTTGGAGTGCGTGGTCGCCACTCGCGGGGTGGCGCTTGGAAGTCAATTGGGATTGCGCGCCGCTTCAAACAGTGCGGGGACTGGTTTCCGGTCGTGCTGCGTACTAAACGTGCCAATAGCCTACATGAGTAACTTTTCTGATGGTGGCTCGGGGATTGTTGTTACTGACTTTGTTACGCGCAACGTGACTACGCCGGTTGTGGTTCAACCTGGCACCGCGCTGGTGATTGAGGGTGGCGATTTTGACCGTTACAACCGATTTACCATCCTAGGTACTGGCGACATTACCGTGAATAACGCAAACCTCGGCGTGAATAATGCTGGCGCAGTAACGAACAGCGTGGTTGGACTGGCGTTGGTGAAATGCACATTGACAGATTGCACCGTGGGTAGTATGGCGTTATCCACTTCTGCTTTTGTCACCGCGCCAGCAAATCCGCTGGCTGAATTTGCCTTTGTGAACAAGAACTCCGATGTCACGGTGCAGGAAATCCAAACGGCGCGGGGATTTATCAGCCGAGATAATGCTGTTTCCCTGCGCGGAACATCGGCAATCAAGTTTCAGCCGCAGGCGGCAAACCTCGCGCTTAGTCGGACCTATTCGCTTCCAGGCGCATCGGCGGGTCAAACCTATTTGGTGCGTGGCAGCCTTCGATTTGACACTACTTATGGCACTGCAACGCCGCCATCCGTAACGTTGTCTGGCCAGGGGAGTACGCCCGCGGCATTTACCGCCCCAGCCACCGCAAACGCGTGGCATGATTTCGCGTTGACGGTTACGCCTTCTTCAACTGGCGATCTGACGCTTACGGTGACTGGCATCAGCGCGGCAACAACGGGAACTTACTGGTTGGACGGCGTGATCTTGCCGCCTTTTGTTGTGGCAGCGCGGCATTATGGTTACCTTTATAACAACGCCGTTTTTCAAACGGTTGATTCTGTCATTACTGAGACTGATGCTTCTATTGTCGCGGCTTATACAGGCATTGCGATTGACCACACCACAGACACGATTACGCTGACGACCAACCGCACGGCGGCGCAGCTTTACGATTATTTGAAATATGACTTGAGCTTAACCGCAAATTTGGCCGAGCCTGATTATGTTAGTGGTACCTTGGCTTCGCTTAACATTGGCGCTTACAACCTTATCATTAACGGCTGCACTTTCACGAGTGGCGGGACACTAACAACGACAGGCACTATCACGCTAGTCTCAGGCGGTAATTTTGTGGGAACACGGGTAGATAGCAGCGGCAGCATTAGCTCTGCCATCGCGACCGTGACTGGCCTAGTGGCTGGAAGCAGGGTGCAGATATACAACGTCACCACGGCAACCGAAGCCGCGAATGAGATTGTTGCTTCAACGTCTTGGGAACTCAATTACTATAACGGTTCACAGTTTACAGCGGGTGATCAAATCCGCATTCGGGTAGCAAAAATTGGCTATTTACCGCAGTTGTTGCTTGCGGTGGCAACAACAACAGGATTCTCTGTTCCAGCGAGTCAACAGACTGATGCTATTTATGTGGCAAACGGCATTGATGGCAGCACGGTGACGGAATTTACCGCAGATTATCCAAACGTTCAAATAGACGTCTCCGACCCAGATGGGGTGACGACAGTCCAGCGCATATATGCTTGGCTGAGATACACTGAAACCACATTAAGCGGCATTGATTTATGGTTTGACGTGGTGACGCCGACCGACGAAGTCAATTATCTTATTGATTCTGCAAAAATAAATCTTAAAATTGACAATACATCCGCGTCTCCGATAACTATAGGTGGCGGGCGGATATATCGCAGCGATGGTGCCACTATTATTTCCGCAACCTCGGGGTCAGTCCAAATGGATCCAAATAGGGTTTACGTGACAGAAAGCGGCGCTTCGCTTATTGCCAATGCTGTGTTGGCGGCAGCCCAAGCAACGCCTATTGAAGCAAACATTAAGCAAGTAAACGATTATGTGGTTGACGGCCAAGGCACAGATGCCGACCCGTGGGGTCCCGTGTAATGGCTTCAGCTTGGGGTAACTCATGGAGCAAGTCGTGGGGTAATTCTTGGGGCGCAATAATTAGTTTTACGCCTAATGGTGGCGCGCGCAGAGAATATCAGCCCTACTTTTACGAATTACAAAATCTTCGAGAAATTGAAAATAAATTTAAAGAGGCTGAATTAGATTTAAGAGCCGCCACAATAAAAATTGAGGCTCTTGAACTTAAACGCACTCGTGATTTAGCCGACGAGGCAATGCAGGCAGAGCTTTTAATGCTGCTTGCAGAACAGAATAGATTGATGCAGCTAATTGAGGTTTTGCGTCAACAGAAATTAAGAGTGTTAAGAGATGATGAGGAGTTTTTGACACTTTTAATGTATTTAAACTAATCCCTTGCAATTAGCCCAAAAGGAATGTACTATGCAAAATAACACGGATGTTACCGTACAAACGGATTCACCTGTTGACAATCGATTCATTGTTGAAACCAATGTAGTTCCAGAAAATGTTGAGCCTGAAAAGGTTGAGCCTTCTACGGAAAAAACTATTGAGGTGGAAACACCAGACTCGGAACCCGATGAGGAACCGACTGAGCAGAAAACGATTAACCCCCGTACAGCCCAACGCAAGGCTGAAAAAGAACGTCTTATTCGTGAAAATGCTGTTTTAGCTGAAAAGCTAAGGCAATATGAGCAAGAAAAAGCGACTGCTTCAGATGCGCCAAAGGCTAGGGATTTATCAAAAAAGCCCGACATTCAAGATTATGACGATGTGTTGGAATACACAGAAGATTTGGCCACCTGGAAAGCTGGCGAGATATTCGAGAGTAAGACGACACAGCTTAATCTGCAAAAACAAACTGAAGCCCTTGCTCAAAGAGCTGAAATTGTAAGAGCAGAAAAGCCTGATTATGATGAAAAAGTTGTTGGATTGATAGAAAGCAGGTTGATTACGCCAGATATTGAGAGGGAAATTTTATCTTCTCCTATCGGCGCAGATGTTGCCTATCACCTAGCAGAGTACGGTGCGGATTTGATGACCCTGCGAGGGCTTCCTGCCGAGGCATTGCCTAAAGCGATAAAGGCCATTGAGGATTTTATTAAAAAAGGCAGCAATCAACAGGAAAAACCAAAAATCACAAAGGCGGAACCCCCTATTGCTCCCCCAGGTGTAACAGTTAATGCCGACAGGCCATTAAGTTCATACACCCAAGAAGAAATAGAGAACATGCCTTTAAGTCAATTTAACAAATTTTAAGGAGAGACGCTTTGGCCAACCAAGCTCCCATTCAAACTATTCTTTGCAAAAAGGCGTTAGCGCGTTTGCAGAATAAACTACCTATGACCGCAACTGTGAACAAAGACTTCCAAGCGGAAGTTGCTGATTCACAAAAGCGTCATGGTGGCACTGTCAATATCGAAAAACCACCTGTGTACAACGTACGCTCTGGTGAGATTATGGAAGTGCAATCAACCGTTGTTCCAGTAATTAGCACTACCCTAAGTATGTTTGGGGTTGACGTGTCGGCCAGCCAGCTTGACCTGCAAGTATCTTACGATGCGGTACAAAATGGTATGTACGACGGTGTTCTTGATGGGGCAGCATCTGCTCTGGCGGCTAAAATTGAAGCCGACGGCTTTGCCCTTGCACTGAAAGTTGCCAACACGGTTGGAACTCCTGGAACTGCCATTACCGACCCTAGTGTCCTTTCGACGGCTGGCGCTTTGATTACTTCCAACGGCGGTGATATTAGCAACCGAATTGGTTTGTTGAATAGCTTCCAAAACGCAAGCTTTGCCAGCGGTGTTAAGAACTACTTTAACCCTGTAAATACGGTTAGTGACGCTTATGCTAAAGGCATGTTGGGCAATGGTTATGGGTTTGACCTTTATGACGAGCCTGTAGCAGGAACCTTTACTGCAGGTACTTATGGTGGAACGCCATTGACCAACGGTGTTTTGGTTGAAGGAAATACCATTGTGACCGATGGGTGGACTGCAACCACAACCTCTCTAAACGTGGGTGATACTTTCACCATTGGTGGCTGTTTTAACCGTAACCCGCAAACTGGCCTTTCAACAGGTGAGCTTAAGCGGTTCGTGGTTGCCACTAAAACTGTTACCGATGGTTCTGGTAACTCGACCATTACAATTGGTGAAGATGGTATTATCTTGAGTGGTGCACGTCAAAACGTCATTAACGCAAGTGGGACTTCGGTTATTGCGGACAACTCGACAATTACCGTTACCTCTGGTGCTTCTGGTGTTACATCAAAACAATCGCTTGTTTTCCACAAGAACGCATTTACCTTTGCAATGGTTCCACTTGCCAAAGTGCCTAGCAATTTGGGCGTTATGTCAACCGTTGTGCAAGACAAGATGAGTGGGTTGTCTATCAGCATGAAAGAAGCTTATTCAATCGAAACCAACCAGCGTGTTGTTCGTTTTGATGTGCTTTACACATGGCTAGAAACCTATCCACAAATTGCTTGCCGAATCCTCGGTTAACCCAATCTTATAGGAGTGATTATCATGGCTGTAGCCACTACAACTAACAAAGTTTCTTTGTTACAAAACGCTGGTAATGTTCAACCAGATACTATTAGGAATACTTTTAGTATTTTCACTATCGCCGCCGCTGGGACAACTCAAGCGACCGGGACTGCAATTGGCAATGACAAACCATTTGTTCTTATCAGCAATAACACTGCTGCTAACGGGGTTGTTTTGCCAACTGCCACCTATGTTGGCCAAGAGATTACGGTTTTCCCACAATTGGTTACCAACGCACCGTTGGTATATCCTCCTGTTGGCGGGACTGTAAACAGTGGTACGGCCAATGCTGGCGTAGCAACACCAGCACGCAAGGCGGTTAAATACATTGCTATTGACCGCACTGGCCTAAACTGGGTTACCGTAGGATTGTAATCATGGGACGCAGACCAAAGGATTACAATGCTTACACGCAAGAAGATAATGTGGTTCAAGGTTCGGAGTCGGAGGTGGTTGTATATGCCATCTCCGACGAAGAATGGGAACGTCGCACCAAACTTGATGTTAGCAACCCAGACTATATAAACCCATCTTACGATAGGTAGGTTATGGCCTACACAGCCCTCAATCTGATAACCGACGTGTTACTAGATATGGGCGTTATAGCTGACCAAGAGACCCCCACTGCTTCCCAGAGCGTGGGGGCATTGGTTAAGCTGAACGACCTTATTGAGTCATGGAATCTTGACCCTCAAAAGCTTTATGGGGCGACCGAGTACATCATGCCTTTCGTGGCCAATAAAGCAACTTACACCATAGGGATTGGTGGGGACTTAAATGTTCCTCGTCCTAACGGCACTTATGCAGCTTTTGTTCGCAACACCAATGCAACACCATCACAGCGGCAAGATATTCCAATTACTGTTTTAACTGACCAACAGTGGGCTGATATTCCTGTTAAGGGCATGACTGGAACATTCCCTTATGCGGTATGGTTCAACATGACCAACCCATTGATAACGGCTCATGTAACCCCAGTTCCTACAGGTTCTAATTATAGCTTGGTATTTTGGGATGCTAACGATAACGCCACGCTTGCGTTAAACACGGTGCTGGATTTGCCACCTGGATACAAACGCGCCATGAAATACGGTTTGTTTATTGAATTGGCTGCTGGGTATCAGATTCCAGTTCCTGCCAGCATTGCAAGCCTTGCTATGTCATCAAAAATGGCCATTGACCGTCAAAACCTTAGCATCAATACTTTGGAAACTAGCGGAATGACTCGTTACGACATCTTTAGCAACACTCTAAGGAATGTGTAATGGACGCGGGGGTGGTAGGCGGGTCATCACAGCAATCCTCGCTGCCGTTTAACGCTGAGCGCACGGTAAACATGTACGCCGTTCTTGACCAGCAGGGAAAGAAGCCAGCTTCACTATATGCGCGGCCTGGCAATGCTGTTTTTGCCACCTTGGGCTCTGGGGCAGGTCGCGGTGCTTTTGCGGCCACCAACGGGCGGGCATTTGTTGTTTCTGGCTCTCAATTATACGAATTATTGGCTGGTGGGACAGGGACTGTACTAGGTAGCCTTCTTACCAGCTCTGGCGACATTACGATGGCTGAAAATGGCGTGCAGTTGGCCATTTGCGATGGGGTTGACCTGTATATCCTGACTTACGCTACAAATACGTTCCAGCGCGTTGTAAATCCAAATTTGCCTAGTGCAGCAAGCGTTACGTTTCTTGATGGGTATTTTGTTGTCAATCGTTCGTTTACAAGTGGGATATTTCAGATTTCCGCTCCGTTTGATGGGCTTAACTGGGCGGCATTAGATTTTGCTAGCGCTGAATCATCGCCAGATAGTTTGTTGCGGGTTGCGGTTGTGTTTGGCCAGTTGTTTTTGTTTGGTGATATTTCTATTGAACCTTGGAACAACACGGGCGCAGCAACATTTCCATTCCAGCGGGTAAACAGTTCTTCGCAAATATCGGTTGGTGTTGCTGCACCCAGCACTATTTTGGAATTAGACAACACTGCATTTTGGGTTGGCAAAGACAAAAATGGTACTGGTGTTGTTTACAGGGCAGACGGCTATTCTCCGAAACGAATTTCTACAGAAGCGGTTGAATTGCGTTTACAAGCCGCCCCATCAATATCGACGCTAAAAGCTATGGCCTATCAAGAGGCTGGCCATACGTTTTACATCATCACTGGCGGCGGTATGGAAACCGCACAAGTCTATGATGTTTCAACAAATTTATGGACAGAGTGGTCGTATTTTAACAGTTCAGGCAATTATGAATTGCCGTTAACAAATGATTTATTTTATGCTTTCGGCAAAACTCTTGCCCTGGATAGAGCATCTGGCAAGGTTTATGAGCAATCATCAAAGTATTACTCTGATAACGGTGAAGAAATAGCGTGCGATAGGATTTTTACTCATATATTTGATAATGGCAATCCGTTTTTAATTAAGAATCTTATATTGAATTTTGAAACTGGTGTTGGCAATACAACTGTCGAAAACCCAAAGGCCATGCTTTATCTTTCTAATGACGGCGGCAGGACGTTTTATACTTACTATGAAGCATTTATGGGCAAGGCTGGCGAGTTTCTTTCCAGGGTGGTTTTTTGGCGTTTGGGCAGGCATCGGCAATGCACGTTTCGCGTGCGTGTGACGGATTCTGTTAAGCGGGTGATAACGGGAGGACAATTTAACGTATGACCGCAACGATTGCCCCCATTGCTGATAAAGCTCTTGATGACAGCGGAAAGTTCCGCCCGTCGTGGATTGTGTATTTTTCCGAAGTAAATCGCGGTGATGTTGGCACAACATGGACACCAGTTATTACAAACTTGACCGCTGTTGGCACGCCGACCATCACGGGCGTGTATTATCAAAATGGCGGGTTTACAGATTTTGCCGTTAAAATTGTTCCTGGAACCAACACCAGTTCTACACTTGGAAGCACAACTATTGCGTTGCCGTTTACTGTTGTGGCGGACACTGTTGCCAATGTTGTGAGTGGTGTTAACGCCGCGCAAGGTGTGGTGAACGCAAGTGGAAAGATAGTTTATTTGCCAACATGGTCAGTGATTACTGTGCCAATAACAATCACTGGAAGGGTCAAAAACTAACTATGCTTAAAGATAGTTTTGGTGTAAAGTAACAACGGAGTTTTTGCGATGGACAACATAGGAAGTCTAGTCAATGGGTGATATATGGACGCAAAGAGCTGAGGCGCAGAATCGGCGCAAGCAAGGCATTTCCTCATCTTTTAACGAGCAAAATCTTGCCAAGTTTAATTCATACAGCCCTGACCAGCAAAATTTAATTTTAGATATTCTTGCCTCGGGAGAAGACCGTGGCGGAAGTGTACAAAGTGATTGGTCATTAGCCAGACCTAGGGTCGGTGGTTATGAGCAGTACATGCAAGAGTACAATGCTCTTGGCAATCGTTCTAAGGATGCTTACCGCCAACTTGGTGCTTTATCTGGGCAGGGCAGAAATGCTTTTGATTACAATACTGGTTTTGGTTTGGCAGACACAATTGCTGGTAACCAATTAAAACAAGATTCACTTCGGTCTACCATTAAGCAATATGATTCGCCTAAGAAAAAAGGTGGTATTGCTGGCGCATTAAGTGGACTTCTTGATAACCCTATTGCACAAATCGGGATTCCAATTCTTGCCAGCGTCGCTGCTCCTGGTATTGGAACAGCATTATCAAGTGGACTTGGGTTGGGGTTAACTGCTGGTGGAGCGGGTGCAACTGCATTAGGGGCTGGTGCTCTTGGTACTGGTCTCGGCCTGGCATCTGGTAAAAACATTGGACAGTCATTAAAGTCTGGGGCAATTAGCGGCGGCCTGTCTTATGGCGGCAGTATGTTGGCTGATGGTGTTGGCGACACGGCATTAGGCCGCGCTTTCAGTGACGTAAAAGCAGGTGTAGCGGATACAGCGCTTGGCCGTGGTCTTAGTGACATTGGCAAGTCGGCATCGGGGGTGTTTGACAGTGTTGGAAGCGGTATCAATGACCTTTACCAGGGCAGTAGCTTGCAAAACGCTTTTAGAAGTGGTGGCGATGCTTTAAAATCTATTGGTATTGACGTAGGAGGTGGCGCTGCAACTGCCCCCACGGCGGTAGGCGGCGGCGCTTCATCTTATAGCGGCGCGGTTGACCCAACTGGCAAGTATTCTTTTGGTGGTGCGTTGGACAAGGTTGGTGGAGCATCAACTGCTGCATTAAATGAGTCGTCACCTTTACTTTCTGCACTTAGCCCGTATGCCCCAACGGCAGCACCTTCATTATCTGCATCAACCGCGCTTACTAGCGCATCATCAGGAGCAAAACCCGTGGCAAACTCTTTTTTAGCGCCCGTTTTAAGCGCAGCACTTGGGTACAATTCAAACCAAGAGGCAGCAGACGCATTGCTTGAACAGCAGCGGGCTAATAGGGCGCTTGTTGGCGAGTCAAACAAGGCTGTTTCTGATGCTTTGCTTAAACAGTATGAAGCCAATACGGCGTTGCTTCAGCCATACGCTGGCGGGTTTGAATTTACCCCTGGCGATTTAACCGCAGACCCAGGCTATCAGTTTAACTTAGCTCAAGGTACATCGGCACAGGACAGAGCGAACCTTGCCCGCGGTAACTTTTACTCTGGTCAGGCGCTGAAAGAAGCGCAGCAATTTGGGCAGGGTTTGGCGGACACGACTTACAACACGGCGTTTAACCGCGCTTTACAAGCCCGCGGTGCTGGCATGGAGGGGGCATTGGCCAATGCTGGCATCAACACCGACTTCGGCAGAAACACGGCCGACCAAGCCATTAGAAACGCTGCCCTTGGCATGGGAATAAACACCGACATTGGCAATATCAATGCCAACAGAACCGTCAACACAAACAATCTTATTAGTGGAGCGTTAGGTTCTTTATTGGGCGGCAAGACTTTCACGAACACTGGCGCTTTACAAGGTGGTTTTGACCTGCAAGAATTTTTGCGTCGCAACAGATTGGGGAGTTCATTTTATGCCAGTTGATTTGGGAGTATTTGAGCGTCAAAAGAGCATTATTGACCAGCAGCAGTTGCAGGATGCGTTTGAACTAAAAAAGGTGTTGGCGATTCAAGAGGCGCAAAGAAATCAACAGCGGGCAGATAGAGAACAACAATTGCTTAATTATAAAATGCAAGAAACGTCAAAGGGTGGCAATTTGCCCGCTCCATTGCAATTAGCCAATGAATACCGCAGGCTACTAGATGCTAAAGATGATGTAGGAGCGGCTCAACTTCTTATGTTTGCTAAAGCGGCTGATAAAGGTGTTGTTCCTAATGGGGCTGGCGGTTATGCAGTTGCACCAGGCTATGCAGAATCCGTAGCAAACATTGCAGCAGTAAAGGCAGGAGAGCAGCGGCAAGCAGAAAAAAATGTTGACATAATAACAAATCCCATCATCGCTGGTGGTGAAGCCAACGCTAGATTACAACAGCAACTATTATTAGAACCTCAAATTGAGGCAGCCAAATCCCAAGCAACGGCGGCACTTACTGGCGAAAAGGCATTATCACCTATCGACCAGATTAGACAAATAAATAGCAGAAGCTTTGAATATCCTTTTATGGGAACAGTTTCTAAATTATCACGAGCAAGCCCTTTTGAGTCTGGCCAAGAAAAAGCTAAGCAAATGGATTTGTTGCGTCAGGCTAGAACAGACTTGGCAGCGCCTCTTGCAAAGCAACTTGGAGTCAATCCTACTGACAAAGACTTCCGGGCGTCGCTTGACAGGATTTTTGATATTAGCTCTTCAAAGGAATCTCGTGAGGCTCAAATAAATGCATTAGAAAGCCGCATTAGAGGAAGCCTGTCAAACAACCCATATTCCAATTTGCAAAACAGGGTTTTGCCAGTGCCATCTGGTGCAGTGCCCCAAGCAATGCCAGCAGGTGCAGGGTCTACTCCGCCTCCGTTGGGCGGAAATATTGTCACCACGCCAAGCGGCATTAAATACACGGTTCTGCCATGAGAATACAAGCACAATTAGGCGGACAAGACCGAATTATTGAATTGCCCGATGGCGCAACGCCAGAACAAATTGATGAGGTGTTAAACCATGCAAGCAATCAATTTGGCAGTC